AACGCCTCAAAACCAGTTTTGTCGTAAGTAGCGGGCAGGACGGCAGAAACAAACAGTTTCGACCCGGCTGCTGTAATTGCATTTGATGCCATGATGGCCTCCGATGTATAAGTGGTAACCCACTGTTTTAGCCTTTACGTTACCGCGCCGGCCACTTTGATTACCGCATCAGCGGTGCCCAACCCATTATCGTTGCCGACAATTGGAAGTTTTTTTACGTATCCCGGGAAGGTTCTTGTGGTTCCGTCCGAGAGCGTGAGAATACAGGTTACAGTTGCGCTTGCTGCGCGGGCTGATTCCATGGCGACCTGACCGGGATCAGTCATGTCACGGTAAATCTGCAAATTGATCTGTCCGAATTCAGCAACGCCAGGCAGATAGTAATTTGTCTTTTGCCCCATTGGTGAGTGCTTAATGTCGGGCGTTACACCGTCGAGAACGTTGAACTGGTGGATGCCGCCGACAATTGCGCCGTTAAACGTTAGGGTGTTGTTTTGGCCATCGAGAATTGACATTAATGATCCTGAACAAAACACCGAACAATAATTTCGAAAACGCCCCGGCCATTGTCGAGATAGTACGGCCCGGACACCGTGCTCAATGGCTCCAACTTTAACACGCCAGACGGCGCAGTTGTATCGGCAAATTTAGCAAAAATTGCATCGGCTTTTTGGTTCATGGAAACAACCTGTGCGGGATCTGCTACCAACAGCAGGCGAACATCTGAGCTCTGCACGGTTGCGTTGCGAATGCCTGCGGTACCGGACATTCTCATCACAAGAAAATTGCCAGTTCCGGCAGCATCGGCATCTGTCCACCGGTAGTATTTAACCGCTATCCCGTTAAGCAATCCTGCATCCTGCAGGTGCCCGACAATGCTTTGCAATAAAGACAGGCTCATCAATTCACCGCGTAGATGGATTCAAGGATTACGGTTGCGTCTGCGGCCATTTCTTCCATGCCTTTTTTCAGGAAATGCGGCTCGGCATCAGGGTCCCAAAAATTACCTTGATTGCCGGAAAAAGCCAGTCGCTCGTTTGCTGTACCGCGATACGCCGTGAACGATGTAACACTGTTGCGCGGTCGACCTTTAAGCTTGCCAGGCATTTCATGAACATAACCGGCGTAATGCGCACCGTAGTAAACAGCACCGGCATAGCCTGAATCGGTAGGCCAAGTCTGGCGCCCCTGGCTGTTAATCAATGCGCTTGAATCAATCGGTGTCAGTGCCGATGCGTTTGCGCCACCGGATATCAACATCGCCGTAATCGCTCGCTCAGTTTTCTCGTTCTTCGCGTCCTCGAGAGCGAGTTTCAGGCGGCCAACGACTTGATCGATTCCGGTTGTGGTCATGTCGTAATCTTCCAATCCGGCAACTCACCAACGCCAAACGCATCCATTCCCCATCCGCCGACTTTCTTGATTTTCTCGGCCTTGCCTGGCGGAACAGATAGCGCAGTATTATCACCACGCATAATAAAATCTTCTGGCTTCGGTATCATCGGAGAGCCGTCAGCAGCCTCGAAAAAGTACGTGCTCACGGGAACAAACTCTGTGCCATTGCGATCCGTTTCGGCCTCTCCGCCAGTCATCCAGTCGCCCATTATTAAATAAGGCGTTCCGTATCCCGGCTGACCAAACTCATCGACCGTAACAGGCCATATTGTGAGCTCGTAGACGTAGGTCCATTGGGCAAGAGTGCTCATTAACAGCAGCGCCGCCCAACGCTCATTATCGACAAATTAACCGTGTTCTCCAGCAACCGAACCACACAGCCGTTCACGTCAAGCTGCTTTAGCATGTTGCCGTAAGGGGTGGCATTAACGCCAACACCTTTCCATGCTGAATATGACCGGCTGGCACCACTTGGGGCACTCTCACTGGTCACATTGCCGCGCCCGCCATTTGACTGCATAGACAGCATATGGCGAACCGCATAAATTTTTAGCACCCGCTGGCGATCATCGGAAACGCCGGCAGCATCCATGCACGCATCCGCCTCGGAGACGATAGAAATCAGCAAATCAATCTCGGTATCCGAAACTGTTGTTGCAAAACCGTCTTTAACGTCGGCGGCGGTGATGGTGACTGCCATTGTTTATTACTCGTCTTTGGCTAGGAGCTTGTTGATTTCGTCGTTCAGGCGAGCTTCGCCCCAACGCTTGTCAGCTTCTTCGCCATTAGACAATTCTTTGTAGCTTGCGCGGAGTTCTTCGAGGCTTTCGCCCTCACCTTCGCTGCTGGCCATAAAGTCAAGGATCGAGACACCTTCGCCGCCCGGCTGACCGCCAGAACGCAAAGCCTCAATCTCAGCCCTCAACGCTTCATTTTCCGCCGTGAGCTTTCCCAATTTTTCGTTCAGCTCATCAATGGTTTTTTGCGCATCAGCACCAACTTCCAGCTCGCCAGTTTTTTCGCCAACAAGCTCGCACTTGCCAACCAGAAACCCTGGGATGCCTTTTGACTGGAGAGTAATTTCCTCGCCAACCTCAAGCTCGCGTTCACCGTCTTTGGTCATCATGTGCGCGCCGCGCTTGGTAATACGTACCTTCAAAGTCATGATATTGCCCTCGATATTTGCCTGTCAGTGTTTAGCCATCCGTGGCCGGTCAATTAGGGAGCGGAGTGCGCAACGCCGGTACGTCCATCAGCGTCAGATTTGATTTCCAGCGCAGCGGCGGCCATTACCACGAAGTTGTAATCATCTTCTGGGTTTTGGCGCGCTTGTGCGCGGGTCATCATCGGCATACCGTTCAGCAACTGCACCACTTCGCGGGATTTAACCAGCGCAATGATGTTGTTTGCCGGAACCTTGGACGCCGGAACGATGTTCGCAATTCCCGGAATCTCGCGCAAACGTGCCAAAATCGTTTTCGGATAGTTTGCCGCGTAGTCGGTAACGCTCGCGTAGAAATAATCCGACCAGTTCAGATAAATCGTCGCCGGAGCGTAGAAGTTATCTGCCTGCAACAGCGCCAGCGTCGCAACAATCTCGGTCATCCAGTTTGCACCGGTTGTGCCGTTCAGTGTTGCACCAGTGGTGCGGGTGTTGCGGTTTGGATGGTTGCGCAGGCCGTACAGGGTATTGCCGCCAACGACGATGCGGGAATCACCGTTAAGAACGATATCCTCAAGCTTCTCGGCAACTTTACGCTGTGCGTTTGAGCGAGCACCGGAATCGAGAGAAACGCCCTCAGTCTGTGCGGCCAGCATTTGACGCCAACCGAAACCGAAGGTTGAATCAATGATCGGCAGCGGTGTGCCGACATATTCAAACTCTGGCTGGTCGTTACGCGCTTTGCTGCGGCCATCCAGGCTGATGTTAACTTCGCCCGAATCGCTGATTTGCTGGAAGTAATGGATCAGCTTGCCAATCGGCATGCTGCGGTTAACCGACACAAGGTCGTTATACACCGCGAGCACGTCGCGCTGAATCTCGATACCTTCGCGGTCCCATTCGCCCCACACGTCTTTCGGCAGCGGCGATGCGTTACCGATCATCATGCTGGGGTGAGCAGCACGCATGGCGGCGTGCTGGTTGGCGTGCAGCTTGCGTTCATTCAAAATAAACGCCTTCTGTTCAGCCGTTGCGTGTTCAATCATAAATGGCATGGTCAGTCACCCCTTAGGCTGGCTTGATATAGGAATCTGCTGCCACAAAATCATCAAGATCTCCAGCAGACAGGGCAACACCAGAACCGGTGTAGAAACCTACGACGCGATCACCGGCAGCGGCAGCAGCCAGGCGGCCAGCAGCACCAACAGAAAGCTCTTGGCCTTGTGTGTAGGTTGCAGCGGCAAAGCGCGCGATGTAGGGCTCATTCGCAACCAGCGGGTAGGCAACGCCGGTATCACCGGAAGCGTAAGCATCATCAACGCTCTGGCCGTAGAACTCACGGTTTGCCAACAGAACAACGCGCTGCTCGGCAGCGGTCGCCTGGGTAAACACGGTTGCGGAATAGGTCACGAAAGTGCCAGGCAAGTACGCACCAGCAACAGTTTTGTCGCTGATAGTCTTAACCTGCTCATCCATGCCGCGATAGATTTTGTGTGCGTTAGTGGCCATGATTATTTAGCCTCCTTTGGTACGCCGAAATCGTAATCTTCGCCGTAGCCTTTGCTGTAGTCATCAGCATTGGTGGCGGGCGCGCCGGAGATTGCAGCAGCGGATCCGGGAGCCTTGGCGGCCAGTTTACGCAGCGCGTTAGTGGTCAGCTCTTTGGCGTCAGCCTCTTCTAGAGTGCCGTTCGCAACGATCTTGGCGACAAGCTCGGTGCGCTCAGCCTCTTCTTTGGCCTTGCTGTTTGCGGTGAATGATTCGAGTTGGTCGGCAAGCGGCTTAACGGCTTTGGATACCGCATCGGCCACCGCGTCGTTTACGCTCTTGGCGATGTTCTCGGCATTGGTTGACAAGGCTGTAACCTTTTCCTCCAGTGCTTTGAACTGTTCTTCAGTGATTGGCATGGTGGTTTCCTCATTGCCGTTGTTGTTAAGGCCGTTTGCCTCGGTGCTTACCTCTTCGGTGCCCATGAACTGCCGCACCATCGATGTAATTTTGTCGATAAAGCCCTTGGATTTCTTCGCTTTTTCGGAGCGCTCAATGGCTTCAATCAGGTATTTTGCTGCCCAGTCAACATCTTGTTCGTAGCTGTCGCAGGCGTTGGGGACGACGGAATTAATGGCTAAAATGGTGTGCTTTTTGTTTTCTTCGGGGTCTTTCGATACGGCGATCAATGCCTCAAAAGAATCATCTGAGTTAACGAAAACTCCAACACCACGCATAGGTGTGGCCGCACCCTCTTCGCCATCTAGAATTGCGTCATGATCAAAAAATAGGTTTTTAGCTATTTTGTCATAATCTGGATGGCTTACCTCTTCGTAATCAAAGTAAACGCCAGTGCTTGTATGGATCGGCTCGCCTTTGTTGATAGCTTCAAGCAGCCTGCGACCCTTCTCGGTTCGTCCGGCAACCTCAACATCAATAGCCTTGTCGAGGAACACGCGGCCATTCTCGCGGCGCACGTTTTCGTTGTGTGCACCTACGTAGTAATTATTGATTGCTTCTGGTTCGAGAGCGGAAACATATTTTCCGTCAATCTTTGGATGGCCTGCTGGTGCGAATGTACGATCAAGCGTTTTGTAACCTTTCTCAATCTCGGATGCCGGATATAATATCCGGTTCATCACAACATCATCAGGAAGCGTAGCGGACGGCACGATAATGTACTCTTTACCGTGACGCTTTTCCCGGCGAATCATCGCATTATTGACCGCCGTCTTTATGTTGACGCGGACGCTTGGCGATTGTGCTAGCAATGCTTGTGGCATGTATTCACCGCTTATATAGACCTGCATGTGATTGTATATGTGGTGGCGCATTGGTGCAAGTGCTTACTAACAACAAAAATTAACGTCATTGTTAGTGTGTGCTTACTCACCAAAATAAGCCTCCTTCTGCTTTTTCAGCTTCAACACCGGGCGCCCGGTGACGGGCGTACCGTCAGAATTAACCAGTATCTCGACCTGTCCGCAATAACAAAAAATGGCATTTGCTCCGGTCGCATAAAACTCACGCACCTCTTGCACGGTATAGATGCCGCCGTGCCTGCTTGCGTGCCACAGCCTTGTTGTCGGCTTGAGCGCGCTCACCCACAACAACCGAACACGCAGGCCAAGGCGCGTCTCTGCGTCCTGCGCTTCATCCCATCTTCCACGGCGAAGCGCACCAGTTATTTCAGTTTGGGCAATGCGAGCGGCGCGCGATCTGGCAACGCCGAAACGATTGCGGATGGTTTCAACAACATCGCGCGGGTTAAGACCATCCTGCACAGCCTCACGCAATACCCTGGCAAGATCTCGCCCGGTGTCGCCCTCGAAGCCCTGCATTTCCTCGAACACGCGGGCACCAATAAGCGCAACACGACGCTGGTAGGGCTCGCTCATTAACACCTGGGTAATGTTGCGGGTGTAGTCGTCGGATATGTTGGCCAGGTTGGTAACGGCCAGGTTAGTGCCCACTTCGTATGCGCCAATTACCTGATCGACAACATATTGATCCGGAACGATGCCAAGCTGTACCGCGAGCTCTTCGACAAGCAATTCAAGATCGGGGATGCTGATCTGGTATTCGTAACGAGACCGGTTAATGAAAAACCGGCTTACGACAATGGATTCTGTGGGTATTTGTTCGAACCGCTGGATAAGCCAATCCTCAACGGTTGCAAGCGCATCATCAATTGCGCCTGTAACGCGATTAACCCGGCTGGACTGACCGACCGGGTTAGTGATGCTTCTTGGTAGGATTGGTTGGCCTGCCATTACAATTCTAGAATATACGCCTCAATTCCAGCTCCACCGGTCACCGTAACAACGCCGGTCAGGTACGCACTGATCGAGCGCAGCGGAATCGCCCACACTTCGCCATCAGCAATTGATGCAGTGGTGTAGCCGCCACTCACGTCAACAGTGCCAACTCCAGCAACCGGAACAGTGGTGCCGCCATCACCGTCAATGTTCGGCGTTAAAGGACCACCGCTGACATTGTTGAGCACCAGAATAGGGTTTCGGCTCGCCGTATACGTCAACGTATCAGACGCGCCCAGGGTTGTTACTGTTACCTCGCGGGCACCGGAGCCGCCCATTGATGTTGCTGTGATTACCGCCATGGTGTTGCCCTCATTAGTTGTCTGTCAGGTTAATCGGATTCTTCCTCGGTATCGCGTCTGGGAACCGTTGCGGCAGGCATACCCTCCCACCCCAAAACCTCGCGTATTTCGTCGGGAGTGAAAACAATACCCTCGCCTGATCCATTCATTTTCTGGTTAATATCAGCCATCTTTGCGCCAAGGTCTGCTTTCTCCTGGCTGGATGATTCCGTTAAATCACCCCACAGAATGTACCACGGTTTTTTCGGAACCGCGCCGTATTGCTCCCACTTGCGCAGGATGCGCTTAATGTTCGGCTTGATGTAATTCTCACGGCGACTGTTGCAAGTCTTGTTCCACTCTTTGGCGTCCTCGGTGCTCGCTCGCTCGCCGGTCTGGCTTCCCAGAAGGATCTTAAGTGGAATCGATACCGATGCGGCGAATGATTGCAGCGGGCCGGCGAGGAAGTGCTCGGGGATTGGCAGGGTAACCGACAAAAGCTT